TCTGAGTGCTTATGATGTTAATGCAGGAAAATGTGTAAATAATGATGGTAGTGATGCTTATCTTGGTGATTTTGGTACTCTTTGTGGGGGAAGTGACTTAGGTTCGAGTTGTGTAACTTGCGATGGGGGAGATGGTGGATTGGGTGCATGTTGTGCGTGTCATAGGTATGCAGTAGGTTATCCACACTATAATGCGCCATCAGGTGCCGGTGATTGTTGGGATTATTTAAACGGTGGTTGTGAAGATAACTGTGGTTGTTTTGGACATGTGAGTGGTGGTGGGTGTTATGTAACAACAAAACATGAATGTGATATGTTAAATAAATATGGCACCCCAGATTTGTCACAAGTTTCTCAGTGTGATAAATGGAATGAAGACCCAAGCACAATTTGGCAATATCCAGAATGTAATTCATATCCTGGCGTTCATGCAGTTGCAGATTCTCCAAGTGGGGAAACTCTTGAGACTTTTAAATATACATGGTGGGGACCTCATGGAAATGCAGGAAACTATGAAGCAGGGCAATACAATGATTGTGATGTCAACACACCTTATCCAGAAGGAAGTGGTTGGGGTACATGTGAATGGATACAAGAATGCCGGGCATGGAATTATTCATATCCAGAATCACATGTGTATAATCCTTGGTCTTTTTGCGGTCAACATATATCGAGGGCATATTCAGGAGTACTTTTAGGTGGTCATTGTGAGTTCAACTCTTCACTTTCAAGAGAATGGTCTAATCCTTGGTGTGAAGGGTCAGAAAATTGTAGGAGTGCGGAAGGTGGTTATGGATTATTTGGTAATAATGACCCTGAAGACCCCTATTACAATATAGGAACACCACTAAAACAAGCAGGTTGGTGCTACGGAAGAGAAGAAAAATGTGGTACAGGATGTCCAAACTGTAGACTAGTAAAAAGTTATCTAAACGAGAACTTACCTTCTGAAACAGTTATTACCCTTGCTTCAGGTGGTCTTGATGAAGAAGACTGTACCAGAACTTGCAAAACATTTGGTGCATGTTGCAATCCACAAACTGGAACTTGTGGTAGATGGCCTAAACATGAGTGTACATTGCTTGGTGGAATATATCTAGGAGATTTTCCTTGTGGTTCAGTCGGTTGTCCGTGTGATGATGGACACAATATCAACAACTATAATCCTTGGAAATCACATTGCGGATGTGCCATATGTGGTTCGTTTACAAATCCGAGTGAGGGAGAAGGATTACGAGGAGCAAATGGTGTTCAGTATGAATTATTCTTGACTGGTAGACAAGACATAGATGCATCCGTTCCTTTCTTTGGATTTGTGGATGTTGAAACAAAACCAATCGATATTCAAAAAGATGCATTACCTCCTACTACTGAAGGTAAATCTATGTTGCACTGGAAGATTGCCGGTGACCGTGTTCAAGACACTTCAATGATTGATATTCCTTTCCCAACAGACCCAACAAGTTATCAATACATTCAAGGACATTATCATTCAGAACATGGAAAACAAAATAAATTCTATTGGGGAACTGATAACACAGATGACTTTGTAGAGTATAAAAATAATATAACACAACTTTGGTTGACTAGAAAATATCAGACTCCAGAGAATGTTGAATTGTCAAATACATTCGAACCATATTATCATTCAAAGGTTGAGTTCTCTCAAGTTCCAAATCTACAAAAGTTTGTAATTAACCCTGCAAGATATGGACATGGAAGAAATGAATACAACGAAGAAGTAGAATGGCAAAACTGTAGTGATATGGTAGGATATTATATTGGTCTTTATCTCGCAAAAGATATGAATAACTCTGGAAGTAGAAATAGCAAAGTTAAGACTCTGATTGCGGAAGACTCATCTATAGATTCGATTTGCACACCAATGCAATACTTTAATACTTCTCAATTATCAGACTTAGAAGTTGTTAATGTGAGTAACAATGAATTGTATAGATTAGATATAGGTAGAGAAAACAAAATTAGAGAACTTTGGGCAGAAAACAATAAATTGGGTTCTACCGAAGGAACATCTTGGATTGATTTTGAAGGATATCCAACAGCACAAGAACATTTCCCAATGTATAAACTGCCTGGAATACAAAGACTGATGCTTTCAAATAATGATATAAAATCACTTGATACTCAATCTGTTATATTTACAGAATTGAATTCACTATTGGCATACAATAATCCAAATTTAAATAATGAACATGCTTTACATTTAAATGCTCCAGTATTAGAATATCTGGATTTATCTGAGTGTGGTTTGGGTGCAGGTATAATCTTAGATAATGTGAGCAAACTCAAACAACTCATTCTTAGAAATGTAACAGAATTAGGTCATAACGAAGATAGTTTGTTCAACTTTATTATCAGAAGAAACGGTGAACCCATTAATCTAAATTATCTAATATTAACAAATTCAAAATTAGAAAGTTTAAATCTTGGTACAGATTATCAACAAGAATGGGAAGATTATGGAGAAACCGGCAACTATAATGAATATGGTCATAAATTCTTAAATCTAAAATATATTGATTTAAGTAACAACTCAAGGTTGACTAATATTCTTCTTCCTGCACCAACAAATTATTATTCAAATTCAAACAAAGAATACATCGAATACTTAAATGTAAATGGAACTTCCATTGGTGAAAATATAGACCAATTCTTTAGTCAATCTGTTTTCCTAAGTCCAAAATCATATCCAGATGGCCATACTCTAGAAGTTTCTGCTAGAGATATTACAGATGCATCAGGAAATAAAGTTACTCTTTCTTTAGATAAATTTAATGAAATAATGAATTTATGGGATGGAAGTGGAAAATTTATCATTTTAGATGTTGACATAGATAAATAGTATAGTATACTTTGTGTATAATGAATTTAAGATTTAAAAGATGCTTGAAAGGATTATGTAAACTATGAGTGATAAGAAAAGTGTTGGTAAGAAGATTGGTATGGCTAAGAACTTTGCAAAGTCCATTCTATCTCGTGGGTTAACTAATAATAAAACTGATAAACCTACCAAACAGTTAAGAGTCATAAGTTGTTTTGGAGATGGGGGAGAATTGCCTCCATGTGAATATCTAGAAACCAGTAAAGTAGATGATAGTAAGAACTTTTGTGGTGGATGTGGTTGTGGTGACCGCAAAGGTACTTGGTTAGTTGCCAATGGAGATGAGTATAGTAAATTAGATTATCCTAAATTAGCATGTCCTCTTCAAATGCCAGGATTTACCAATTATGAAGAAAGTGAACCAGATGAAGCAGAAGAACCTGTAACTCGAAGATATTATATTGAACAAATGAGTCCAGAAAGAGTTCAAGATATGCAGGTAGCACTTCACGAGAGTCCACCCTCACAACCCAAAAAAGAACAGTAATATAATATATTTCTCTATTCTTTTATGTTATACATATTAGGAAGGAGATTTATCTATGGCAAAACCTTATTCTGTTGATACACTCATAGATTATGCTTTTAGGCGTCTTGGTGAACCAGTTATCGATATAAATGTAGATAGACAGCAAGCAGAAGAGAGAGTTGAAGATGCTCTTGATTTCTTCTCAGAAAGACATTTTGACGGTGTTCAAAAAACATATTACAAATATAAAGTTACTTCTAATGACCGAACGAATGGTTATATCGATACTTCTGGTATTACTGCGGGAGCAGGTATGACAGGACAACCACAAGGAAAAGATATTTTATCGATAACAAAGGTATTGAGATTCGGAGATAATCAAGCAAGCATGTTTAATGTTCGATATCAGATGGCATTAACAGATTATTTTGGTGTAAATAGAAATGTTTCTTGGGGAGAATCATTAGGAATGGCAGGATATGATTCAACCAAAAGATTTATCAGTATGGTAGAACAATTTTTTGAACCAGAGAAACAATTTAGATTCAGCAAAGTTCAAAATAGACTTTATATTGATATGGATTGGTCTGAAGAGACAACCACAAGTACTTATCTTGTAATTGAAGCATATTCAAAACTTGACCCCACAACATATACAGAAATTTATGATGATAGGTTATTAAAAGAATATGTTACGGCACTTATCAAAAGACAATGGGGAGCAAATTTATCTAAATTTGAAGGGGTTCAATTGCCTGGAGGAGTATCTATGAGAGGAGCAGAGATATTTACCGAAGCAAATGAAGAAGTACAGAGAATAGAAGAAAGAGTTTTATTAGAATACGAACTCCCCATAGATTTTACAGTAGGTTAATAAATGGCTAGAAACAAATACTTCAAAGACCATTCGGGTGAACAAGACACTCTCGAAAATATAACAATAGAAACCATCAAAGCAATGGGTAGGGACATGGTATACATTCCCAGAGATATTGTTACCAAAGACGATATTTTTGGTGATGATATGATATCCAAATTTGAAAAGGGTTTTGATATTGAGATGTATATTCAATCCATTGATGGGTTTGAAGGAGAGGGAGACCTATTAAGTAAATACGGATTACAAATTAATGATAGAATAGAATTTATTGTTTCTCGAAAAAGATTTGAACAAGAGATAACACCATTAAGTTCTATTGAAAGGCCAAGAGAAGGAGATTTAGTTTATTTCCCATTGACCGATGCGTTGTTTGAGATTAATTTTGTGGAACATGAGAATCCGTTCTATCAATTAGGCAAATTATATGTTTATAAACTTTCATGTGAAACCTTTACATATAATCAAAGTATGGAAATCGATACAGGTATCAGTGACATCGATGATGTTGATAGCGACAACAAAGGTTATGAAATTAAACTTTCACTTGGAAATAGAGTGAGTGGTGCAGTATATTCTAATTATACTGAAGGTGAAACAGTATTCCAAATTTCAGGAATAAAAGGTGGAACATATGCAGATGCAGATGTAACTGGACAAGTAACAAACTGGGATTCTACTAATAAGATTCTTTATGTTACTGGATTGTCTGGAACATTATCAACAGGTGGTTCAAACGACAGTATAGTTGGAATGTCTTCTGCTACCGAATATCTATTATCGGGTACAGAAACTACAACCACTATTATCGTACAAAACCCACAAGACAATAAAACAAGTGGAGATAATGAAGACCTTGAGTTTGATGTAGATATGGATAATGTATTTGACTTTACCGAAACTGACCCGTTCTCGGAGGGTAATTACTAATGTTTAGGCATTTTTATAACGAGTCTATTCGAAAAATAGTGGTTGCTTTTGGGTCACTATTTAATGATATTGAGATAGAGCAAACAAACTCTGGTGGAACAAAAGAATATGTTAGAGTTCCGTTATCTTATGGCGCAAAAGAAAAGTTTATTCGGAGAATAGAAGAGCAAAGTTCTATTTCAAATTCTACAAGAGTAATGATTACTCTTCCCAGATTAGGATTTGATATTACAGAAATTAGTTATGATGGTCAAAGAAAACGAAATACTATGAACAAGAGGGTGACTAATCTATCTGGTGCTACGGGTGGATTAATGGCATATAATTATGCAGAAGTTCCCTATAACTTTAATTTTTCGTTATATGGATTTACTCGAAATATGAATGATGCGTTACAAATAACGGAACAGATACTTCCTTATTTTACTCCAGAATTTGTGGTTACTATTAATTTCAATGACATTAATAAAAAAGTAGATGTTCCTATTCTTTTAAATAACATTTCAATGGAAGAAGAATATGAAGGGGATTTTGAAACTAGAAGAAACATTACGACTCAATATGATTTTACTGTTAAGTCATATGTTTACGGGCCAATTAGAAAATCTGGAGTCATTCTTAATACAGAAACTACATTCTTCGACTTCACGAACGATGATGAGAAATACTTACGGTCTGGTCCTACTGGTGCATTGAGCAGAGTTGATATAGGTGTTAGTGGGCCTTCTTACAGTTCTCAACCAACAGGTGGAACATTCACAGATTACATAACATTCAAGACAGTTTATTCAAGAGGTGCAAGTGGAATCGGGCCTACAGGAGAATCACAAGGACATTGGAAATATACACAGGATTATATTGATACTTATGGTAACACATATGCATCAGCAACATTCAATCCACCTAATCCATAATTGATATGAGAGGTATACTATGGCAAAAGAAAAAAAGAGTGTGGACGAAAAATTATCGGAAGCACTAGAAATTGAATATGAAACAGAACAGGAAGTGGATACATCGATTGTTAAAAAAGAAAACAATCTTCCAATTTCAAAAGATAAAATGAATAAAGATTTAGAACTTGATTATAATCAGGTTCGTGGAAATTTAAAAAACTTGATTGGTACAGGTAAAGAAGCAATCGATGGAATTTTAAATGTTGCTATAGATAGTGATGCACCCAGAGCATATGAAGTGGCATCACAGATGATAAAGACTGTTGCTGAAATGAATAAAGATTTAATTGAATTGCATCATAAAATGAAGAACATAACAAAAGAAGAAATTGAAGTGAACAGCACTACAAACAATTCAATTTATGTTGGTTCAACAAAAGACCTACAAGATTTAATTAATCAATCTAGAAGTGCCAAGAAAGCATTAGAAGTTTATGATGATGTTATAGATGCAGAGATTGTAGATGACAACTAAAAAGACAGGATATCTTGGAAATCCAAATTTAAAACCTGCGGGAGAAAATATACAATTCTCAAAGGAACAGGTTGAGGAATATATCAAATGTTCTAAAGACCCAATATACTTTATTACAAAATATATTAAAGTAGTTAGTCTTGATGAGGGTTTAGTTCCTTTTGATTTATATGACTATCAAAAAGATATTGTTGAAAAGATTCATGATAATAGATTTGTAATTGCAAAACTTCCAAGACAGTCGGGTAAATCTACTACAATCATATCATATCTTTTACATTATGTTATGTTCAATCAAAGTATGAGTGTAGCAGTTCTTGCAAATAAGCAAAGTACTGCAAGAGAAATTCTTAGTCGTTTGAAATTAGCATATGAGTATCTTCCATTGTGGTTACAACAAGGTATAGTAGAATGGAACAAAGGTTCTATAGAATTAGAAAATGGTTCTAGAATTATAGCATCATCTACATCAGCATCTGCTGTTCGGGGTGGTTCATATAACTGTATCTTTCTTGATGAATTTGCTCATGTTCCTCAAGGTATTGCAGAAGAATTCTTTAGTTCTGTATATCCAACGATTACATCAGGACAAAGTACCAAAGTTCTTATGGTATCTACACCAAATGGACTCAATATGTTTTATTATTATTGGAGAGGTGCAACAAAGAAAGATGGTGAAATTGGAAAGAATGAATATGTTCCGATTGAAGTGCATTGGAGTCAAGTCCCCGCATATCCTGGCGGGCCATGTCGTGATGAAAAATGGAAACAGGAAACCATTGCAAATACAAGTGAACAACAATTTCAATCTGAATTTGAATGCGATTTTATTGGTTCTCAGCAGACTCTTATATCTTCATATAAATTAAAATCTCTTGCTTGGGTTACTCCAATAATTACTCATAATGAGGGTTTGTGTATTTACGAAGAACCAAAAGAAAATGGTGTATATGCATGTTCTGTAGATACTGCTCGTGGACAAGGATTGGATTATAGTGCTTTTACAATTTTAGATGTTACAGAGATGCCTTATAAAGTAGTAGCAAAATATAGAAATAATATAGTTTCTCCTATGGTATATCCAACGGTGATTAAGAGAGTTTGTGAACAATTTAACAATGCATGGTGTTTGATAGAAATAAATGATATTGGTGGTCAGGTTGCTGATATTTTACATTATGATTTAGAATATGATAATATCTTACAAGTTCAGACTAAAGGAAGAAAAGGACAGGTTGTGGGAGCAGGGTTTGGTCAAGGTGGTTCAATGCTCGGTGTGAGAACAACTGCTGTGGTAAAGAAACTTGGATGTTCAGTATTAAAGAGTCTTATAGAAGAGGATAAACTTATAGTTGAGGATTTAGATATTATAGATGAATTGACAACATTTGTCGCAAAGAAACAATCGTTTGAAGCAGATGATGGACACACAGATGATTTGGTCATGTCTTTGGTATTATTTGCATGGTTGACAAGACAAGACTATTTCAAAGACTTAACTAATGTGGATGTTAGAACTTCTATATATCAAGAGAAGATAGAAGAATTGGAAGAAGATATGTCTCCGTTCGGTTTTATGTCAGACACAGACGATACCGTTGGTGAATGGGATGGAGAAAATATGTGGTATCCTACTGATAATCACCCACAATGGTAATTTTCAGAAAGTGAGAAATGTATAAATACTCACAGAGAATAGAACTAAACATATTAAAAATATGCTTTTTGAATATCCAACAAGGAGAATAACAGATGCCATTTAGTGTAAGTCCTACCGTAAGAGTCGTAGAAAAAGATTTAAGTGCAATTATACCTTCACAGTCAAATACAACTGCCGCATTCGTGGGCAGATTTGATTGGGGTCCAACAGACACAATAGTAAATATCAGCAGTGAAAAAGAACTTTATGCAGTTTTCGGCCCACCAAATCCAAATGAAAGAGGGATTGATTGGTTTTGTGCCGCAAACTTTTTGAGTTATGGAGACAAACTAAAAATCGTTCGAGTAGACGAATCTAGATTAGCAGAAGGTGGGATGCCAGCATATACTGGTGCAACTGCGGCCGCAGTGCGTTCTGGACTTACGGGTGCAAGAATCGCGGCCAGGTCAGCAGGACAAAAAGGAAATGCTCTTCGGTGGTACTCACAGGTGCCTGGTCAACCAGACCCAAAACTTCCAAGTGGAGAAAAGGTATTCTCATATGCTCCAACTTCTACACAAGCAGTATATGACAGTTTCAATAATGGAGTTTTAACAGCACCCGGCGGTGGTGGTGGAACGATGGACGAATGTCATATCGCACTTGTTGACACACTAGGATATTTTGGAGCAACTGGTGCAGTTCTAGAAAGATATCAAGGACTTTCCCGATGGAGGGGTGCAGTTGATGGAAATGGTTCTAGTTTGTATTATAAAGATATTATTAATGAAACTTCTTCTTATATTGAAATAGAATCAAATCCAAATAGAAGTGCATGGCAT